AAAGTCCTTACCTCTCGCCCCCCGCCCAGCACCTTGATAATGTGCCGACGACATAAGCATCTGGCGCTTGGCCAAAGCACTCTCACGTTTCAGGGCCAACGAAGGCGCGAAGGGCGCAATCAGATTGTTGAGACGGGAGCCAAAACCAAGCTTGATGCGGCGTTTTTCCTTTAACGCCATTGCGAAACCGTCCCAACCTGAGTGATGCGGGACCGGCTTTTCCCATCCAGCGCACGGCTGATTTTAGCCTCAATCCGTTCCATTTCATCCAGCGACCGAAACTCAACTTCTTCATCGCCCATTCGCACTTTGCGCGCACCTTTTGCGATGGCAGCCTGCAAAGACGCCAAATCAGCTTGCGTGTAAGCCATGCATTGCCCTTTCTCAGAAGATTTTACTCGGGATCCGTCGCCCGGTTTTTCGTTTTTCCTGAACCACAGCAGGGCCAGTTTCTTCGACTTCCAGCGTTACGGCATTTCGGTTTTGCGGGCCGCCACGGGCCCAAACTGATGGGGATGACCAGTTTATTCTCTCGCCACCAATTTGGATGTGCATCGCGCGACCCTGAACTAGATGATCAAGGCTCTCGTTTCTGACCATGCCTGGGCGCTTATCCCATCCCTTCGGACCACGGCGCTCGGCTGTGAACTCGATCAGTTTGGGTTCAGGCATCCAGTGTGGAATCAGGCAAAGATTTTCGCCCTGTTCGGTCATGATCAGCGAGGTGCTTACCGCATCCTTCAAACGGTCAGTCGCCATGTTCAGGATCTCAATATCGGCGGCGACTTTGCGGCCTCTACGGGCCGTTGAACTCACGCGCTCTGGTGCTTTCAGCCAAACCCGATCGGTATGCTTGCCACCTGATCCACGCGTCAGCCACCAGAGCGAGCCCTGCCCATTCTTTCGACGTTTACGATAGAATTTATATGCGTTTTCTGTGGTCGACCCGCCGCCGTGCATATCAACCCCAAGCGCGACAGCCCGCAGGCCATAGTTTTCACCCTCAACCGGCCACACCATATCTGCCAACGGGCTAAGAACTTCCCAATCCTCGGCAATCTCAAAGGGTTTAAGGCCTCGATCCTCCGCATCCATCGGCGCATCGGACGGCGGCGTATTCAACTCAAAGCGATCGATCGGTTGATGCCGTCCATTTTCACCATAGGCCGTCACACCAACATCAAAGAAAGAGCCCTGAGTATCGATCGAGACGATAATGTATCGCGTCCAGGCTGGCGCGATCCCCTTCGGGGTCTCGATCCCCTCCGCTTTGTCCTTCAAACCTTGCAACGTAACTTCATTTTCCGATGTCGCGCCGCGCGGCACATGCGGCTGCGCCTGCCCGGTGTTCATGGCCGTTTTCATAGCCTCTTCATCACCAGTGGCCTCAAATTTCCCTACAGCCTGGCGAAACTGCGTCACCAGTTCGGCCCAAGTGGAAAACGCCGCTGCCGCGCCGTCGAGCCAATAGCTCAGAACATCGGTGCGGCGCACAGATGAATACTCGATCGGCACAATGCGGCGACCATCACTGGCCTCGTGAAACCACTGACCGGCCCCATTCAATTCCCGCTTTAGGTGGTGCCCAAATTTGTATTTGCACACTGGGCAAACCATGACGGCCGCCTCTCCTGCCTCAACCGGATCTAGGCTGTCAGGATATTGTAGCCGCTTGAACGTCGGTTCAAAGTTCTCTTCACAATGCGGGCAAGGCCAGTACCAGCGACCGCGTGTGCCATCCGGATAAATTGACAGCACACCATATTTGACCGGCGGGCAGTCATGTGGTGATTTTGGTTTCCAATCTTCATCCGTCAGCGGCGCACCAGGACTGCTTTCCACAACAACCATGCCGCGCGACATGAACGATCGGGCGCGCGCCCGCATCATTGTAAATGCATCCCCTTCGCCGCCGATGGATTCGGGGAAGTGATCGTAATCTGTCCCCAGCACCAATCGCACTGTCTTGGACGACAGTTTGGTGATCGTCGGCCAGTCTAGGCTGAGATGGGTTCCACCCAAATATAGCTTTTGATCCACGTTATCAGCGCCACGGCCCTTTGCCTTTCGGGCCCGCAGCTCCGGGCTGTTCCGGATCATCGGATCCAGCTTGTCTCTCTCGAACTCAGCAGCAGCATCCCTTGTCATTTGGAACAAGGCGACCCGGCCCGGATTGCTCCTGATCGCCCAAGCAATTGCTGTTTGCAACATCTGGGTCTTGCCAGACTGCGACGGGCCGCAGAACGCCATGGCACGATAGAGCCGGGACGCAATCATGTCGGTCGGCTCCACCATGTAGGGTGCAACCTCTCGCCGGAACGGCTGCCACTGCCCACCGACATTGACCCGCATGTATTTCTCACCCGCCTCGGTCACCGAGATTTGTTCGGCAGGGCGAATGGCGGGCAAAACCTGTTTCAGCGCAACTCGCGGGTCTGTATGTGGCGGCAGCGGCGCAAAGTCGTGGTGCATATCTTTCATATCAGATCAGCAACTGGCTCGGGATTTCCGCGTCTGAAATGTCGCGCTCCTGCAGTTCCGCCTCCTCGATCCGATCCGCTATCGAATTCAAAACGTCATCCCCAATCAACTTGGCCCTAACCACTTCCTCGGGTTTCAGGCTCAATTCCCGTTCCAACCGATCGGGCAGGCTTTCCAGACCGTCGCGCACGATCTTGAGCAGGCTTTCCAGAAGATCCGTAACTTCGTTAAGTGGAACCAACTGGCGGCGCACCATGGCCGCCTTGTTGTGCATCAAATCAGCCTCGGCCAGCGTGCGGCGATCCTTGGGGCTCAACGTTGCCCCTGGAGCATCCAGGTCGATGCCCAGAAAGCTGGCCTGCAAAGCCTCAATTGCAGATTGGTTATTCTTCAGGCGCGACGTTTCGGCCTGATCTCGGTTCATTTTCCACGCGTAGCAGTGCGACAACCGCAAGACATATGCTTTTCCCGGCCCACCAACTTGTGCAACGGGGAACCGCGGGGACTCGGTCTGATCTTTTATCCACTTGCTGACAGTGTTCACCGTCGAGCCCATGGCCGATGCGAACTCATCAATGTTCATGTCGGCGTCCGGTACGCCGTCAGGCAATGGGTATGCCGTGATGGCCTTGCTGAGTTCAGCGCTGACCTCAGCATCCATCGGGGCGATTGTGCCGTCCTCTGCCATAACAACCCCAACAACAACCCCATCTCACACCAATCGAAACCGAAAAAAACCGACACAGAACGGGGTGCGAATTACCCGTGTGCAGATATCGGCCAGGAAGGACCCAAGCCTATTTCGCCGTGGCTAGCGCCTGCTTCAAACGGCGGGGCAAATGGTTCGGAAATCTCACTCGGGCCACGTCGGCAGCCACAGGACGAAACTTAATTCGCGACTTGTACTTAGCTCGAGGCTCGAAGGCGATCAGCAGCTTTGGTGACTGCGATCGCGCGCTCTTTGCTGGGCGCTGATAGATGCCCGCTCTCAGGTGTTTGGTCCCGCTGCGCCCACGACCAGCAACAAACGTGTTCTTGCGCGCCGCCGTTCTACCAACAGACCCCTTGGGCATGTTTCCATACTTGTTCAGCCGCGCCTTGACCGGCACAACCAGTGCGCGGCCCTTTGGTTTGCGTGTGCCACCTGTGACTTGAAGATTGAGATAGCCAGCCTGAATACGCTTGATTCCGACCCGAGCCGATAGCCTGCGTTTACTGGCCCGCTGGACATACACACCACGACGCGTGAAAGGCGTCGGCTTGTCCAGCTCCTCAACCAACTCTTGCTCTTCAGCTTCCTGCACATCCTTTGCCGTATCGTTCAGCGCCATCGCTGTTGCAAAGGGCAGCTGCCTCAAGGCTACATCTGTCAGTGCGCGCTCTAGCCGATCGAAGTCCGCAGAGATCTCCAGCACAGCACACCCCCAAATAGAAAACGCCCGGAAGGCGGTTAGCCTCCGGGCGCAGTTCGGTTGAGTGCAATATGTCAACAGAGTGACAATTACGTCAACCCCCTTTTCCACGGATTGAGCAGCGGCATGCGATTGCTCACCACAAATGAAGTCAGATGACATCCAATTTGAAACACATGGCGTAACTCTAGCAGCGCCCCGTGCCATGCCAAATACCGCCGCCGTGCTGCCGCCACGTCTCGCGCGGTGTTGCTGTAGGTCACAGGGCACCAGAAGCCATCATCCCTACCCTTCACTTGGGGAGCCGGCCACCGAGACCCGACCTCTCGGCACCTCTCCCGAAAAGCATGCCGACCGTGTTTGCTATTGCGCCAGTTGATCGGTTCACAATTGGGTTGCGCATCACCCATCCAATCGGGACAGCGACCGACGCGAGCTAACTCGGCAATCTGTACCGCCATACGCCGCCCGCCATAAACCTCGGGCAACACAGCCAACGCCGAGGCAACGATGTCAGCATCATGGTGCGGATCCGAACGACCACCGCCATCAACCCGACAGCCCAGCAGCTTGCCTTCCATCATATGCCAGACGGTATCAACACCGGGCCGCGCTCCGGTCTCGCGGGCGATCTCGTCAAAGTCGAGACTGGCGAACTCGGACTGAA